GGTAAATTTAACATTCAAAACAAGGCTTTATCCTAACGGAACTGAAACAAGTCACGGGCCGTTCGCAACGTCCAACCCTACGTCAGTCAGGTTTACTGGCCGTCAGATTAGAATGCGCGTCGAAGGTGCAGCCTTGTCAGACTTTAGGGTTGGTAATATGCGGGTTGATATTAAGGCTGGGGGGCGCAGATAATGCCAGCCCCAATGCTGCCCCCTATTGGCCCAGATTTTCTCCAGTGGGGGCGTCAACTTTCGTTATACTTGCAGCAAAACTTGGCGAAGCTAGGATTTAAAACAGCAACAGACAACCCTTCTGAAAATGGGGTAATATTATGGGATGAAGTAAACGGCTACCCGGTCGTTTCTAAGAACGGCGAGTTTCGCCAGATTGTGCTGGAAGACGGCCAGTATGCTGGCGGCGTCACAACGGATCAGACAGCGGCATCTGCAAACACAGCGTACACTTTAACGTACACGTCAAGCACGGCTGATGGTATTACAAATGGCACGCCAGCTTCGCGTCTTGTTTTTGCTGAAGCTGGGCAATACATGGTTAGCTTTTCGGCGCAGATTGCGTCCACATCCAGCTCAACTGTAAACTTTTGGTTTTGGCCCCGCGTTAATGGCGCAGACGTTGCTGGCTCAACGATGAAGAACGCACTGCATCAAAACGGTTCGGTTCTTGTTGTTAGCAGGTCAGCGATATTTGAGTTTAGTGCCGGAGATTACTTAGAGGCCATGTGGGCCGTTGACAGCACCAGTGGTTTTCTTGATGCAACTGCGGCAACTGCGTTTGCACCCGCAGCACCAGCGTCCACTATTGCAATAACGAGGCTGCATGGATGAATGAAGAACTAGAACGCTGCAAGCCTTGGATCGAGGCAGCTTTAAGCTACAGCGGTGGCACACATGGCTTTGATGATGTAGTCGCTGGGTTGCAAAAAGGTACGCTACAACTGTGGCCTACGCCAAGGGGGTGCATAGTCACTGAAATAGTGGTATATCCAAAGAAACGCGTGTTAAACGTATTTCTAGGTGGCGGCGAATTGGACCAGATTTTAGATATGCACGATGATGTGATAGAATGGGGCAAGGCTCAAGGTTGCAGCGCTCTAACAATGTCCGGCAGGTTTGGCTGGAAGAAACCATTGAAGGCGCACGGCTGGGAAGCCCAGCACGCCTCATACGTTAAGGAGTTTGAGTAATGTCAGGCGGAAAAGGTGGATCAACGTCCTCAACGGTCACGATACCTCAATACATTGAGGATGCAGCAAGGGCAAACCTTGCTAAGGCCAACGAGATTTCAAAAATTGGTTATACGCCATATTATGGTCCAGACGTTGCCGCGTTCACACCAATGCAGCAAGCGGGTTTCCAAAACACAGCCGGAATGGCTGACGCGTTTGGCCTAGCTGGTGGTGGAACTGGCATGGAGGGTATGCCCACGCCAACTACATACGCCGGTGGTGTCCAAGGGTACTCGTCTGCCCCAATGTTTGAGCAATCTATGGCTGAGCTTGAAGCTCGCCGCCCCGGACAATACGCGGCAATCAATGCTCCATTTATTGACCCCGTAACTGGCGCGCAGCCAATGTCTCCATATGGAACTGGCGGGATGCCAGAGGCGGACGTAGGTGGGGGTGTCCCCGGTGGTATTGTTCCTAGCTCAGGCTCTAATAACGATGATGATTTTCATCGACAAATGATGGCAAACGCATCTAATCAAGGTGCGGGCAATGAATCGTCGCCCAGCTTGGTCAGTGGGGCTTTCCTTGGCGGCGGCGCAGATAACCAAGGAAATTTCGGCACTTTTGGTGATTATGCCGGAGGAATTACCGATGCTGCGGGAATTACAAATTACAGCGGAAACCAGCCAGACCTTCCGGGCAATGTAGTCAGCCGCGCTTTAAACATCGGTGCTGGCGCTAAAAACGATGACGGCGGATATGCTGGTAGCTCTAATGATGGCTGCGTAGTAGCAACCCACGCAGTTAACTCAGGCGCATTTACTCCAGCCATGAAACGTGAGGCTGTTGTGTGGTGCATGAAAGCCCTGCATGGCAAGTGGTGGGGTGAGGCTGTGCGACGTGGTTATCGTCACTGCGGCAATAAGAAAATTGAGCAAGGCAAAGCGCGTGAGCATTACGGAGAGTTCCGCCGTTACGTTGATTTTGCCAGTGGTAAGAAGCGCACATTGCGTGGCGCATTTACGTTTACATTCCGAACTGCACAGTTTTTTGCAATCGGCTTAGTTAAGAGGAGCGCATAAGATGGGTGGTTCAGCATCGGGCGGGTTTAACGTCAACCAAGCGGCAGCGAGTGGGTTGCAAGGTTCTATGCAAGGCACGCAGGCCGCAATGGGTTATCAGCCCATGCAGGTTAGAGCCACTGATTACTCGGCGGCCCAAATGGGTCCAGCGGGGCAGGTCGCAGGCGCAGACCTTAGTGCTTACACTAACCCATATGAAAGCCAAGTTGTTCAGCAATCTCTAACTGACCTTGGCGGCGCTCAAGAAAAGGCTTTAAACCAAATGGGCGCGCAGGCCACGGCGGCGCGCGCGTTTGGTGGTTCGCGGCAGGGTATTGCTGAGGCCGAAACTCGCAAGTCATACGCAGATCAAGCTGCTCGAATGGTCTCTGGTCTTCGCCAATCCGGCTATCAGCAAGCTCAGCAACTTGCTGGCCAAGATATAGCGCGTCAAATGCAAGCCGATGCAGCCAACCAAGCAGCCCTTAACGCGCAGCGCATGTTTGGTGCCTCACAAGGCATGACAGCTCAGCAGTTAAACCAAGGCGCAGGCTTGCAGGGCGCTCAGTTCCGTTTGGGCGCAGCAGGTCAAATGGGCAATCTGGGGCAGCAAGCGTTTGGCACGTCGCAGGCTATTCAGCAGCAACAAATGCAACAAGGCTTGATGCAGCAAGGATTGCAGCAGCAGCTCATTGATGCGGCTCGCGGGCAGTATGCAGGTTACACTGGCGCGCCTCAGCAATCACTTGGATTGCCACTTGCCGCGTTAGGCGCAGCTCCGGTTCCTCAGACTACTACGCAATCGCAAAAGCCCGGCTTGTTTAATTACTTGCAGCTCGGCGCAAATGTAATTGGAGGTTTTTAATAAATGGTTATGAATCCGCAGCAGCCAAGTCAACCGCGTGGCGGTCTCCTTGGCTTATTTGATAAAGCCATGAAAACTGACGAAGACACTGGCCTTAGCCCGCTGCAAAACTTTGCTGCGGCGCTTGACCCTTTGATCCTGAAAGACTTGCGTGGCGGCGAAGGCATACGTCAGCAAGGCGTGCAGCGTGCGGCAAGCATGTCGAAAAACAAAACTGTTGACATGCTGCGCAATCAGGGGCGTGACGATTTAGCAAATGCTGTGATGAATAACACAATTGGCGCAAGAGAAGCGTTTAGTGTTTTGCAGAGTGAGAAGGCTGCTGACTTGGCGTTTAAGCGCCAGCAAATGCTTGCCTCGGGCAAAACAAAAGACACTGCATTAATCCGAAATGCAATTGCTGCTGGCTTGAAGCCCGGAACAGAAGAATACAGCAAGTACATACTTAGCGGTGGCGATGTTTATGGAACAGGCGCACCTGTTGAGTTTGGCACTCTTGATAAAGGCACTATGATGGTGCAGGGGCGGGACGAACAAGGCAACCTTACATATAGAGTTGTGCCTATTCCGGGGTCCAAGGCGGCGGCTGATGTGGAGCAGGCGGCTTCTGCAAAAGAGGCTGCTAGAGAGGGCGGGATTAAAACAGCCGGAGTTGTGCTAACAAATATAGACGAAGCCCAAAGAGTAATAAACGAGTCTAAACTTCCCACGTCTGGGTTTGTTGGCAGCATGTTAACGAAAATTCCGGGTACGGCAGCCACTGACGTTGGTGCCTTAGTCAACACAATTAAGGCTAATATTGGTTTTGATAAATTGCAAGCTATGCGAGACGCAAGCCCCACTGGCGGGGCATTGGGTCAAGTATCAAACCAAGAAATTGACTTCTTGCAGTCTACACTTAACAACTTAAAGCAAAATCAAAGCCAAGAGCAGTTTAACAAACAACTCCAAATACTTGAAAACCAATACCTGCAAACAATTGCAAAGTTTAACGCATACCCAGAAGAAGCCAAGGCTGCTGCTGGATATATAGATATTGGCACGGGTTCCTCTACGGGCGGCCAAGAAAACGATGCTGCCCCAGATTTTACAAAAATGTCGAAAGAAGAACTCGAGGCTTGGATCGCGGCTAATGGGGGATGAGTTATGAGCGAAGCACTTAAAGCCGCCAGACTGGAGCTTGCAAAGCGAGAGTTAGCAAAGCGACAGGCCGCGCCAACCCCAACTGAGCCATACATTGATGAGCAAGGCGTAACCCGCTATCCAAACTTGCAGCAAGTTAAAAGCGGTGCGTTTGAGGATATTGCTGGAGCTGGTCTTGCTGGTATGGCGCGTGGCGTTAAGGGCTTGGCTGAAACTCCAGAGATGCTTGGCCGTGCAGTAATCCGTGGAGGTCAAGAATTAGCGCAGCTTGCAGGCGCTGAGATCGAAAATGAAATGCCTGTGCTTGATACGGCAACGGGAAGAGGCATTGAGGCTGCGCTTTCTACCTTTGGCGGCGACAAGGCTATGGCGTACCGTGGCGAAAGCACGCCCGCGCAGTTTGCAGGTACTATAGGCGAGTTTGTTGGACCCGGAGGTATATTGGGTGGCGGCAAGAAGCTAATGCAGGCGTCCGTTGCCGCTGGCGCTGGCAGCGAGGCTGCTGGTCAAGCGACTGAAGGTACGGACCTTGAACCTTATGCAAGAATTGCTGGCGCTCTAATTTCACCATACGCGGCAAACAAAACGCTATCTGCGTTTCAAAAAAAGAACGTGACCTCCCCAACGCTTCCAACATTAAAGGCAGAAAAAAACTCCGCGTATGATCTTTTAAAATCAGAGGGAACTGGCTTGACAGGTACGCAGACAGCATACTTGGTACAGGATATGAGAAGCGTCCTAAACATGGACGACATCATACTATCAGCAAAGCCGTCTGTTGAAAAAGCTCTGGCGCTTGTTGATGAAGTTGAAAAGTCTGGGGCAATGAATTTGTCAAAGTTTAACGAGCTTCAAAAGGCTTTGGGGAAAATATACAAGACAGCGCCGGACGCGCCAGAGGTCTTGTCAATGCTGAAGAAAATGGATGACGTTCTTGCTGACGGAAGTACCGATGCTGCGTTAATGCAGGCCGCAAAGGCAGCAAATTCTAAGTACGCAAAAGCCCGGATGCTTGATAAATATTTTACTCAAGCAACTGAGGGCGCAAAAAAAGGCAGCTTAATACCAAAAACAGGCGATGCGCTTCAGGCTACTGCAACCAGAATACTTCGAAATGATAAGGCCTCTGCGTTCTGGACTCCAGATGAATTGGCTGCACTTCGAAAGGTTGCGGATGGGACCATAGGCAGTAGGGTATTAGGCACAGTTGGCAAGCTGGCCCCCACCTCAAACGGCTTAATGTCAGGGATAAATATTGCGCTCCTAGCAATACCCGGAAACGCCGCCTATGAGATTATGGGTATGACAGCAGCAACTTTTGCAAAGATGGGCTACAATTCAAAAGTAAAAGCCTCTCGCAAGGCTCTTGAAGATTTGGTTCGCTCTGGCGGCGTTGCGGAGCCTTCAAAAGTTGTAACCAAAGAATTAGTCCAAGACATAGTTGCTAGATTAAGCGGCTTGCAGGCTCAGGAGCAGCAATAATGGAACTTAAACCAAAATCACGCAGCGAAATCGAAGGCATTGTGCAGGACGCAATCTCTGATGCGGTGGACTTTGTTGAGGGCGAGATCAGCGAAGACCGCATCAAGGCGCAGCGCTACTATGACGGTGAGGTTGACCTTGGCTATGAGGATGGCCGAAGCAAGGTAGTCGCCACAAAAGTACGAGATACTGTACGTTCCGTGAAGCCAAGCCTGATGCGCATATTCCTCAGCACAGCCAAGCCAGTTGAATTCGTGCCGCGCGGACCAGAGGACGTGGCAATGGCTGAGCAGGCCACTGAGTTTATGCACCATGAGTTTACCCGGCTAAACGGATACCGCGTGCTGAATGACGCTTTCCAAGATGCGCTGGTCAAAAAACAAGGCATCGTGAAGGCATACTGGATGACATATCCAGAAGCCGAGATTTACACGTTCTCTGACCTGTCCGATGACGAATATACATACCTGATCGAAGACGACAGCGTGACTGTGTTGGAGCATACGGTTGAAATGTCCATTGAGATTGATCCAATGGGTATGGAAATTGAGATGCCAGTCCACAGCGTTAAGCTAAGCCGCCAGAAAGATATGGGCGAGCTGTGCGTTGAGAGCGTTCCGCCGGAAGAGTTTTTCATCAACCGTGACGCACGCTCATTAACCGACGCTTATATCGTTGCTCATCGCACCGATATGCGCGCTGGCGATTTGATCGCAATGGGCTTTGATCCAGACGTAGTGCTGGACTTGGATAGCTTTGAAAGCGGCTCTGATATGACAGAGGCCGAGATGTATGAGCGCCGTGGTTACGACATGGACACCTCAGATGAGGACATTGAAGACCCATCCATGCGCAATGTCGCCGTGACTGAAGCGTACATGCGCATTGACGTTGACGGCACTGGCATACCAGTTCTGCACAAATTAATTTGTGGTGGCACGTCATACGAATTGCTGGACTTTGAGCCATGCGATGAGTTGCCGTTTGCCAAGTTTGAGGTCGATCCAGAGCCACACGCGTTCTATGGTCGTTCACTGGCCGAGATTGTTATGGATGACCAAGACGCCGCCACATCTGTGCTGCGCTCTATTCTTGACAACGTGGCGATGACGAACAACCCTCGCCTTGGCATTGTTGAAGGTGCGGTCAACATTGACGACGTTCTCAACAACGAGATCGGCGCAATTGTGCGTATGCGCCAGCCAGGCTCAGTCCAAGAATTATCCGTTCCATTTACTGCCGGGCAGACACTTGGCGCGCTGACATACCTAGACGGCCTCGTAGAGAGCAAGACAGGCGTTTCTAGGGCGTCAATGGGCCTAGACCCTGATGCAATGCAGTCAACCACAAAGGCCGCTGTACAGGCTACTGTGCAGGCCGCAGCTGGTCAGGTTGAGGTTATGGTTCGCAACCTTGCCGATGGTATGCGTGATCTATTTGGCATCATGCTGCGCTTGATGAGCAAGAATGTTGATGAAGAGCAAATG